AGAACAATACATCCTATACTAATATGGACAAACGTAAAGTTAACCACAAAACCAATGAACACCTAAGGTCTGTCAAAGACACTGAGTGTTTAATAATTGATCTGGCGGTTAAGCAAGGCGTCCACCGTACTAGTATGCCGCTTAATACATACTACACTAAGTTTCACATAATTTATGTAAACAATGGCCTTAAGGAGGCCATAGCTTATATGAAAATATGTAGAAACATAATGTATAAGTATTACGCGGGTGACCCTGTTTTAGAATATCCAGGAGTGGAAATCACTAGAGATGGTATACCAACCTTCTTACAAGATTGAATTCCACTCATTCGTAGTGGGAATAAAGAATACACAAGGGTTGTACTGAGCCTCCTAACAATAGGAAGACTCTTTACAAACTTAGGTAAGCTTGAAACCAATACGATAACCGGGCCTTATACTGGATCTGATTGCAATAAAGTAATCAGTGACCTAGAGATCTATACTTTTGTGTCAAGACACATCAATAGTGAATTTAACACTCAAGAAATAATAGAATCCTCATCATTTAAGGTTCGTTCATCCTGTGGTCCAAATGGACCAGGGATGACGAGCGTAATAGATGATGCGAAGAATATTCCTGAATCTTTATATAAAAGTATCGCTAAAGTCGTCAATGACGATGTTAGAGGACTTCTTAAAAGAATAAGGAATGAGGATACTCCAAATCATCCAGAACTGAATATCCTTCTTAATCAAAATAAATCGATTAGGAGAGTAACAGTTGTTGAAGACAAGGAGAACAAGAGTAGAGTCATAGCAATATTTGACTATTGGTCACAACTTGCACTAAGACCCTTACACAAGGCTCTTATGGGCATATTGTCATCAATAAAAGAAGATAAAACATATGATCAAAGTAAAGGTCTTAAGGACTTTTACAATGACAATTATGGTAATCACTTCAGTTCACTGGATCTTAAAGCGGCAACTGATAGAATGCCAATTTCTTTACAGAAACGTATTCTTTCAATGCTAATTAAAGATGATAGTGTAACTGAAAGCTACATCGATATACTAATTGGATATCCATTTGACACCAAAAAGGGTCAGATAAGATATTCAGTTGGACAACCAATGGGAGCTTACTCATCTTGAGCCTTAATGTCACTAACTCACCACTTAATAATACGTACAGCCATCAACAGAGTTGGTAGCGGTAAATATATATTACTTGGAGATGATATAGTGATATCAGGTAAGGATGCTTCAAGTGAGTACATGTCTATTTGTAAATCATTAGGTATGGAGTTTTCAAAGTTTAAAAGCCTTGAAAGCAACACATCTTTTGAATTTGCAAAGAGATTCTTCACAAATAAAGTTGAATCATCACCTTTCCCGATTGGACAATTGAAACATTCAAGCAATACCTATTGAGATATTGTTGGTTTCATTGAACAATGTGAGGATAGGGGATGAGAGTTTGACTCTACCCTTTCTTCGATAAAGGTTCTAACAGATCATATTTTCAAATATAAAGAGAAGAGATTGGGAAAATATCTTCATAACAAAGTTATGGAGTATTATCACAAAATTGACTGTTATAGAGAAAACTGAGATGTTGACATTAAATATACTATAGATAAGTGAATTGACAAATCAAAGTGAAACCTTGGTTGTAGCAGCTCAGAAGATTTTATTAAACAATATATCTTAGAGCTGTACATACACAAGGTTATGGAGTTCT